GGGCTGAACTTTATGAAAATTATGCTCTTACACAAGCAAGATTAGCAAGAATATTAAGAACAACAGATTGGGATAGTCTAAAACAAAAACCAATTTTATGGTTACCTCCTAGTGTCTAAAGTTTTTAAACAACAAGTTGGTGGTTCTCATTATAAAACAATGGCTATACAGCCATCAAAATTTATAAATGATAATCATTTACTTTTTGCAGAAGGTTGTGTGGTTAAATATGTATGCCGACATAAACATAAAGGAAAAAAACAAGACATATTAAAGGCCATACATTACCTAAATATTATCCTTGAAAGAGACTATAATTAGCTAACAACAGGACACTTTAGATATATGAATAAAAATCAAGCAAAATTACCAGTAATTACAAAAGAATTATTGGATGCTTTAGACTTACTATTTCCAGAAAAAACTCCGGAAATAAATATGGAACTTAAAGAAATTCATTATCGTATCGGACAAAGAAGCGTTGTTAGATTTTTACATCAAAAACACGCTGAACAATCAAACAATATAATGGAGAAATAATATATGTGTATGTCAAGGCCAATTCCTGCGCCACCGCCTCCTGAACCTATTGCTCCTCCTCCACCACCAATAACAGCTATGACACAAGGCAGTCCAAAACCTGCTGGATTTAGTGAAGCTGATGGAAGAGATATGAACAAAGCGTCATCTTACGACAAAAAAAGAATAGGCTCATCTGTGCTTAGAATACCTATAGTCGGAGGATTATAAAATGGAAAATGCGTATATTAGTGGAAACACTAACTATACATCAATAGAAAGCAGATATAGAAAAAAAGCTTCTATAAGAGAATTGTATTTAGAGAGAGCTAGGGAATGTAGTAAATTAACAATACCTACTCTTATACCAGATAGTGGTTCTACATCATCAAATAAATTTGAAACTACATATCAAGGTATTGGAGCTAGAGGTGTAAATAATTTATCATCAAAACTTTTATTAAGTTTATTACCTCCTAACTCTCCATTTTTTAGATTAGGTATTGATAACTTTGCACTTAAAGAAATAGAACAAGACGAAAATTTAAAAACACAAATAGACATTGGACTTGCTGAAGTTGAAAAAGCAGTTATGAATGATATTGAAATATCTAATGATAGAGTGTCAATATTTGAAGCACTTAAACATCTTATTGTTGGTGGTAATGTTTTATTATATGTAACTAAAGAAGGTGTAAGAGTATTTCCATTATCCCATTATGTTATTGATAGAGACCCAATAGGTAATGTTTTAGAAATTATTACAAAAGAAAGTATAGCTCATCATGCTTTACCACTTGATATACAGAAAATGTTATCTTCAACTAATAATCAATATAATGAGGATAGTGTTTGTGATTTATATACATGTGTAAAAAGACAAAAAAATAAATTTTATATACATCAAGAAGTAAAAGGAATTACAGTACCAGAAAGTGTTGGTACATTTGATATAGACAAATCTCCATACATACCTTTACGAATGATTAAAGTAGACAATGAAGATTATGGACGTTCGTATGTTGAGGAATATTTAGGAGATTTAATTTCATTAGAAGGTTTAACAAAAGCTATTGTAGAAGGCGCTAGTGCATCTGCTAAATGTTTATTCTTAGTAGCTCCTAATGGAACAACAAGAGCTCAAGCTTTAGCTGAAAGCGAAAATGGAGCAATCATTGAAGGAAGTGCTAATGATGTTACAGTTTTACAATTACAAAAATTTGCTGATTTTAGAGTAACGTATGAAGCCGCAAATAAGATAGAACAACGATTATCTTACGCATTTTTATTAAATGCTTCAGTTGTTAGAAATAGTGAAAGAACAACCGCAGAAGAGGTACGTTATGTTGCTCAAGAATTACAAGATAGTTTAGGTGGTATTTACGGAATATTAAGTCAAGAATTTCAATTACCTTTTGTAAAAAGAAAAATAAATGTTTTACAAAAATCTAAAAAATTACCAGAACTACCAAAAGGTATTGTATCTCCAAAAGTAATTACAGGTATTGAAGCTTTGGGAAGAACTACAGATAGAAATAAATTAGTTTTATTTTTACAAACATTAAGTGCAACACTTGGAGGACAAACAATACAACAATACGTTAATGTAACTGAAGCAATATCCAGACTTGCATTAGCAGATGGTATTGAAGCAAAAGGATTAATTAAAAGTCCTCAAGAAATACAAAATGAAATGATAGCAAAACAAGAACAAATGATGGCACAACAACAAAATCAAGCATTAGTAAATGCTGGAGAAAAGATAGCAGGAAATGTTCCTGCTCAAGCAATAGGAGAGACATTAGCCTATATGCAAGGTAACAATCAACAATAAGGAGTAAACATGGTGGAAACAGTAACACTAACTAATACACAAGCAAGTCCAACTCTTGAACAATCAGCTCAAGAACTGGAAACTAATTTACAAGCTAAACAAGAAACTCAAACAACGGAAGTTAAAAGTGAGATTTCTGATAGACCAAATTGGTTACCGGACAAATTTAATAATGTAGAAGATTTAGCAAAAGCTTATAAAGAACTTGAACAAAAATTTTCTACAAAACAATCTCCAAAAGATATGAAGATTGATACTGATACAAATATTCAATCTAATAAATTAGAAAAGTTTTATGATGAGTATGCTCAATCAGGAGAAATATCAGAAAATAGTTTTAAAGAATTAGAAAAATTAGGTTTTGATAGAAACTTAGTAAATGCTTACATTCAAGGTCAAAGAGCAATTAGTGATAAAAATGATGCTTCAATTATGGCTACTGTAGGTGGAGAAGATAATTATAAAAATATGGTTCAATGGGCTTCAGAAAATTTAGAAGCTTCAGAAATAGATACCTTTAATGATTTATTAACTAATGGTTCATTAGAACAAATACAATTAGCTGTTGCTGGTGTAAATGCTAGATACAGAAATGGAACTAGAGAACCAAATTTATTATCAGGTTCTAAATCAAATGCTTCTTTAGGTTATCAATCAGTTGCAGAAATGTTATCTGATATGAATAATCCTAAATATAATGCAGACCCAGCATTTAGAAAATCTGTAGAAGATAAAATTAAATTATCATCGGTAGTCTAATGTGGGGGTTTTTAGTTAATTTAATTAAAAATCCTATTACATCTATAGTAATTGATAAGACTATAGGAGAAGCAAAACATTATTTAGAAATAAAAAAGATTGAAAGAATAGCAGAAATAGAAGCCGCTAAAACTGTGCAAGTTGCACAAGTAGAGGCTTCTACTACCTCGTGGAAAGATGAGTGGCTAACCATCTTTACTACTATTGGTATAGCTGTATGTTTTATACCTGCACTTCAACCTTATATGATAAAAGGTTTTCAAATAATTAAATCAGCACCATCAGAACTATTATATGCTGTATTAGTTGTATATTGTGGTAGCTTTGGTTTAAATATTATGGATAAATTTACAAAATAATCACACACACTTTTTAAAGAGGTGTGAGCCTCACGAAGATAAAAACTGCCTCATGTTATTATTTGCGGATAATATAATTGAGAGAACTTTTTGAAAATATGTGATGGTTTTATAACTAACTAACTAAATGGAGAAATTATGGCTAATGCTACAGTTTCTCGTTTGGGTCAATCAAACCTAGCCGGTTCAGTTAATGAACTCTTTTTAAAAGTATGGAGCGGAGAAGTCCTCGCCACTTTTACAAGAGAAAATCAAATGCTGAACATGTCTATGGTACGGCAAATACAAAATGGTAAGTCAGCACAATTTCCAGTAATTGGAACTACAAGTGCCTCTTATCATGCAGTTGGAGAAGAAATAGTTGGTACAGCAGTCAGACATGTTGAAAAAGTAATCAACATTGATGACCTGTTAATCAGTCATTCTTTCTTGTCAAATCTTGACGAAGCAAAAAACCACTATGATGTAAGAAGTATTTATACATCCGAGCAAGGAAGAGCTTTGGCAAATACAGTTGATAAGAATTTACTTCAACTTGTTGTATTAGCTTCAAGAGCGTCTGCTAACTACACAGGTGGCGGAGCTGGAACTAAAGTTGTTGATGCGGATGCAGATACAAACGCAACATCACTTATTCAATCCATCTTCGACTGTGCAAGTGCTATGGATGCAAATGATGTACCTAGCGTGGATAGGTTTTGTGTTGTGAAGCCTTCAATTTATTACAAACTGGTTCAAGATGATAAGATTTTGAATAGGGATTTTGGAGGTCAAAATGGTATTTATTCTGATGGAACAATAATTAAAGTTGCAGGAATAAATATTGTTAAATCCAACACAGCGACTACTGCATACGCAGACAATTCGTCAGCAGTTTCAGGAACGCAAAATACTTACAACGTAAATGCGTCTACTGTTGTTGCTACTGTATTCCATAAATCAGCTATTGGAACTGTTAAACTTTTAGACCTCGGTGTTGAAAGTGAATACGACATTCGAAGACAAGGTACTTTAATGGTGTCTAAGATGGCTCTTGGTCATGGAATATTAAGACCGGAAAGTGCTTGTGCAATACAAACTGCCGCATAAGACCTAATAACGAGAATAGATGTGGCGTTGAAATATACGCCACGTCTTATTAATTTTAATGACAACAATAATTACACGAACAACTGAATTACAAGCTGTTAACCAAATGTTAAGCACTATAGGAGAAGCTCCAATCAATTCTCTTGTAGGTACTCTTCCTACCGATGCAGTTATGGCAATCAACATTTTAAATGAGGTAAATCGAGAAGTACAAATGGTAGGATGGAAATTTAATTCTAGCTACAAAGTATCATTAACTAGAGATAACAGTAACAAAATCCCAATAAGTGCCAATGTTATGCACTTAGAATTTAATCCATTATTAATTAACAAAACAACTTATGACCCAGTTATAAGAGGAAGTTTTTTATTTAATTTAGCTACAGAAAGTTTTATTTGGGATAAAAATTTTGATGATGTTTATATTATTTATTTATTACAATTTGAAGATTTACCAGAACCAGCAAGAAATTATATTAAAGTAAGAGCATCAAGAATTTACCATGACAGACTATTAGGTGCTACAGCCATACATAAATTTTCAACTACAGATGAACTTAACGCATTAATTTTTCTACGACAGTCAGATACAGCAACAGCAGACCATTCAATATTTAATAGTTTAGACCAGTTTAAAACAGTTAATAGAAGTCGTGGTGTAAAATTAACATAATAATATGCCACTTATATCAAGAAATATTCCTAATCTTATTGGTGGTGTAAGTCAGCAACCAGAAATTTTAAGACTAGATAATCAAGCTACAGACCAAATAAATGGATTATCAAATGTTGTTGAAGGTTTAAAGAAAAGACCACCAACACAACATATTGCAAAAATTTCAGCAACATCTTTTAGTGATGCTTATATTCATACAATTAATAGAGATACTTCTGAAAGATATGTAGTAGTAATTACTAATGGAGGTTTAAAAGTTTTTACTATTGCTGGTGTAGAAAAAAATGTTGTTTTTGCATCAGGTAGTGCAACATATTTAACATCAGTAACTCCAAGAGATGAATTTAAAGCATTAACAGTAAATGATTATACTTATATTATTAATACTACTCAAACAGTTGCTATGTCAGCAACAACAAGTCCTGCTAAAATTGAACAAGCAGTTTATACAGTTAAGCAAGGTGTTAATTCTACAACTTATTCCTTAACTATAGATGGAACAACATATTCATTTACAAGTGGAAATACTAATACTCAAACTATTAGAGATGGTCTTAGAACAGCTATAGGAAGTCCTGCTGGATTAACTTTTACAAATATTGGTAACTCAAGTTTTTCAATTCTTAAAGCTTCCGGTACTCTAGCTGTAAGTGCAACAGATGGTTATGGAGACCAAGCTTCAAGTGTTGTTTATGACAAAGTACAAAAATTTAGCGACTTACCAGCAGTAGCGCCTAATGGAATGGTAGTTGAGGTAGTAGGAGATGCTTCTAATACTTTTGATAATTATTATGTAAAATTTTTTGACAACACAAAAGTATGGGAAGAGACAGTAGAACCTAATATTAAAACTACATTAGATAATACAAAAATGCCTCATTTGCTTATAAGAACAGCAGATGGTCATTTTAGATTTACTCCTGCTAATGGTTCAAGTTATACAATAGGTGCAACATCTTATTCTGTTCCTGCATGGGGTACAAGAGATGTTGGAGATTTAGATAGTTCTCCTAATCCATCTTTTGTTGATGCAAAAATTAAAGATATATTTTTTCATAGAAACAGACTTGGTTTTTTAACAAATGAAAATGTTGTTATGTC